AAACGGTGCCTTGATGGAGTTAAGGTCTACGCCGACAGGTATCGCTTCGAGGAATTGTTTAGGCCAATTCTTTGCTCTATCATTCGGAATACTTTCAAAGATGCAATCTTCAACTTTTGCTAACCATGTAGGAATTCCAAGTTCAGTCTCATAAGCTTTATGGTTATCAGAATGAATAGTGCAACCGATGGCACAACCTTTGCCATTTTCCCAATATTTCCCTTTAATGATTTCATCTGCTAACTCATGAGCTTTTATACGAGCAATATATCTATCTTTAATAGTTTGGTCATTATGAAATGATTTCATTTTTCCTCCTAAATATAAGGTTATACCCTTAAAAATATATTGTCAATGACAGGTTAAAACCTTAATTATTCTCGAACTTTGGACACCAAGAACTGTGCCCACTGGAGACACGCGCCTCTTATGAAGCTCTCTCGCCTCTTCAAGAGGCCTTTTGACGGAATTTCTTTTCCGCCTTGGAAAACAAATCCCTTACACGAGACGAAGCAGCCGTTACGTCCCGTCCCTCCTCTTTGGCAACAGCAAAAATGCCTTCATCACTGAGGTCTAAGAAGGATTCCGCAATACTATCAAAAATAGTTTCGAGGTCATTTTCTCTGTTAACAAGAAGGTCTTCTTTAAGCATTCGTGTCAGCTGCTCATCCATGGTTTCTGGGTCCAATTTCTTACTCATCGTAGTCATACTCTTTACATTATTACAAATTGTGCAAGTAACCATTATTCCTCCTTAAGTTTTCTTCTTAAAGCTTCTAGTATTCGTGCCTTCGGAGTTTTTCCTTTGAATTCACCCTTAAAAACACCATCATTAATAGATGTAACACCATCGGGAAGTATTTTTTTTAAAGCCTCTCCTTGTTTTGTACTAATACAAAACATCGTATTTGAGCCTCGTACACCACAATGCCCTAATGCGCAACATCGACCTTTCTCATCTGTAAATTTTTCTACACACCATTTATTATCAGGAATAGCTTCAAATTTGGCAATAAAATAATGTATATCATATTTCATCTTATTCCTCCTTACTTTCATATTTGAGACATTTGAAAACATCGCCTCTTTTACCCTTAGGTTGAATATAGTAGCATTCAGCTACGCGGTCAGCGCATCTAGAAACATGTGCATCGATATCTTGTAATGCTCGTTGATATTGCAAGCTGTAACCATATTTAGTAAGACAAAGCAAAACAATGGTCTTTATGATTAACATCAGAATCTCCTAATTATATACATGTTTTAAATAGCTCAAGTAATTTATCTGCAAATTCCTCATAGGTTCTACTTTTAGCAGCATAAGCAGTATCAATAGCATGAGCATAAGCAGCATAAGCAGCACTAGTAACAGCATTAGCGGCAAAAGCATCAGTAGCAGAGTAAACAGCATAAGCAACAGAAGTAGAAGTAGCAACAGCATAAGTAGTATCAGTAGCATAAGCATGAGCAGCACTATAAGTAGCATCAAAAGTGTAAGCCGCATAAGCAGCATTACCAGCAGTTCTAAATTTTTCTATGTTTTGTTCATTATTTTTATACAGAGTAATAATATTATTAATTGCTTTTTTTACTCCAGGAAATCTTTTGTGGTCGAACTTATTCAATACTGATTCTAGAACAAAAATGAGAAACGGTGCCTTAATGGAGTTAAGGTTTACGCCGACAGGTATCGCTTCCAAGAATTTTCTAGGCCAAAGTTTTGCGTTCTTATTCGGGATACTTTCAAAAATGCAATCTTCAACTTTTGCTAACCATGTAGGAATTCCAAGTTCAGTCTCATAAGCTTTATGGTTATCAGAATGAATAGTGCAACCAATAGCGCAGCCCTTGCCATTTTCCCAATATTGCCCTTTAATGATTTCATCTGCTAACTCATGGGCTTTTATACGAGCAATATATCTATCTTTAATAGTTTGGTCATTATGAAATGATTTCATTTTTCCTCCTAATTTCTTACTCATCGTAGTCATACTCTAAGTCATCAAATAGGTCGTCCAAGATACCTTGGTAGGCTTCTTCTAAGTACTCAGAAGTCTCTTGGTCAAGCTGAATATGCTCTACATATAGACCCTTTTCGATAGCTACATGCCACTCCCCGTCTTCAGACCTAAGAAAGGCTTGTTTTAGAGCCGGATTACCCATAAATCACCCATAGGGTCAAAAAGGCCACTAATAGGGCCATAGGCCAGTCCAAAATTACAAGGTATAGCAACCCCTCAACTGCAAGGCGAGCGCCCCGTATAAGCCAACCTGACGCAAAATAGAGGGTATTTAGGAGGGAGACGAGAAGCCCTTCCATGTCTCTACGGAAAGTACCCCTTCTTAGCTGCCTGGTATCTAGGTGGTCTGATAGGGCTTTTAGATAGATTTTTCTATTCACTAGTGCTATTCTCCATCGCTAGCATAACCTTACGGACATATTGACTATTTCGATTAACAAGCCTTCCCTTATTGAATCCATCTATAGCCGCATTCCAGTCATAACCATATCGCTTCCATTGAAGCTTAAGGTACTTTGCTGCATAAAGAGCATTGATATATGTAACTGATAATCGGGCAGGGCTGGCTAAGTATTTGTGTTTATAGACCTTATCTATATGACTAGCCGTACTTAACTTAACCTGACAAATACCATATGAGAGGGTAGAGCCGTCCACATGAGGCTTGAGGGAGGTATTCAAGCTTGATTCTACCATGCAGACGGCTCTGAGTGTGCGTTCCGGAATGCCAACCACAACTGAAGCCTTCTTAATAGCCGCTAGTGCATCTTGTCTAGTGGCATGCGCTGTAACTGGAGCCAATGAAAGAACTATGTAAACCCAAATCTTCATGCCTTTAGGATACTCTAATGCCCGCCCCGTGTCAATCCATACCCCAATAGGCCGCCTACTACAACACCTCCAAGTACATAGATATATGTGGGAATTAGTGGTGCTGAGTCTGCTTTCTTAAGCTGGGTTTCAAGAGAGCTATTCTCTTTATCCAATTCTCGTATGGTGCCTTTAAGAATGGAATTCTCAGCCTTTAAGCTATCTGAATATTGTATACAAACAGATAGCGCATGCTGGTCGCCGGCACAAGGGTCCCCAATTACTAAATTACTTGTTATTAATAGGAGGGTTAGTATTTTTAAGCGCATCCCTTAACTCCTTTGCTAATTCATCACTAGTCTTCGCTTGATTCTGCTCTTGTTGATTAAATCCTTTTAAAACATCCTCAGTACTCTGGACAATATTATCAACTTTCAAATCACCTATTTGCCGGTCCTTATATTTAAGAAGGGCAATAAGTCCTATAACAACTGCACCAGTCAAAAACTCAGAATACTGCTTAAGATGGGTTAATATATTTAAAATCGCGCTAAGCATGACCTATTACCGAATCCTTCTCAAGAGCTATTTCAAGTCGCTGATTTACTTCAAACAATTGATTATTCATATCCTTCTTAAATTGCTCGAACTCAGCCGCTTCACGCTTTGCTTGACGGTACCAATGAACTTCGCAAGCAATAACCATTATAAAAAACATAATATCAAACCAACTAATCATCCTATCACCACAATAATACAGAAAACTAATGCAACTACATAAATAGTTAATAGGTATGTATAATTACTTATCATTTGTAGTCTCCCTTTGTACATTTCTAAGAGCAGCATAATAGCCTTTAAGATAAGCCTTAACTGCAATGTTATAGGCTGCTGTGCGCAAATGCTCATTTTTAATAGCGCTGGTAACTCGATTGATTTGCTCTCTTGCTAGAGCGATATCATTTCTCATTTGTAGATTCATCTTATTACCTCCTAATCTTCTTATAGGATATCACGCAGCTTTTTAAAATGCAATATACCTCAGAATTAGGGTCAGATAGGTTACCATTACAAACCCAGCTAATTATGTAATATGCATCCTTAGTTTCCTCCCTAAGCACCCCTATTACTTCACAATCTATAGGGTGAGTAGAGTCAGCGGGACCTTGACAATGGTCTTTAAACTTACAAATCATTATTGGGTATTTTTTATACACTATAGCGCTCTCTTGAGGATGAATTCTCCCATCCAGCGACTTGAGCTGTAACTAAATCCCCTTCATAAGTAACATCAATGATATAAAGGTCATACTGGTCTTTACACCAGTTGGCAAGCTCGGTGACAACTTCAGTAAAACTATAGGCTACAATCTGTTTAATAAAGACATGTTTAAGACTTCTTGCCATATTCTCGCACACCTCCGCTGCAGGCCTTAAGAAAAGTCCATTTATTCTTGTAACAAATTTCTTCAATCTCACCAGTATAGTCATCGTCAATAACTAAAATTTCATAGTCCTTAGCAGTCTTTATAATGAATTCTTTATACTCCCCATTTGACCTTTTATCCCCAATTGGTCGCATAATTAACTTAGCTTCAGGAAAATTAAACCTATGCAACCACCCAACAGTAGTATCCCTATAGATTTCTTCACGACCTGTTAAATAAATTATAATTGTATCTATGTGACTATTAAAAATATTAGCTAAAGTGGACATACATTGAACAGGCTTATCTTTACTTAAAGATTCTATGGATTGTACATTATGAAGCCATTTCCAATATTCAGGGCCGCGGCCTTTAGGTTCTGGTCCTGCACTTTTAAAGCGTTCAGTAGCATTGGCACATGTGCCGTCAATGTCAAGAAATATAATCACTTACTGTACCTATCATCATTTTCAGGATTATGCTTCATATCCCAAACTGCATGTTCAAGACAAGCAGTAGCATGAAAAAGATGGTTAAGACCGGATTCTTGGTCAAATGTTTCACCTGATAAAAATTTAAATATGTGGCGCAAACAGGCACTGAGACTGCGAGTAATTTTAAACCCTTTTTTCCAATTGTCTCTCGCATACTTCTTCTCTCCAAACATTCTTACTTTAGAGAGTCCTTCAACAAGTTCCCAACTAACTTGACTTAGGTCGGGCTTGCCGGCGTCGAACTTTAGAGCGCTCGGCATTCTCTTTTTTAGTCTTTTGTGCATGGCATCCTTTACATAAAACTTGCAAATTCTCTACGGAGCAATATAAGCGCTCAATATAGCCATTCCAATCACTAACAATCCCAGGTATAACAACGGGTTCAATATGGTCAACATGTGTAGCTGACCTATGAAATATTTTAGCACATATATTACAGGCATACCATCCCTTACTTACTTCTTGCCGCCTTCTTGCTTGTGCTCTTGGCGGCCACCATGCGAACAACTTTCTTAGGGCTCTTTTTACATAAGCTTCGAATTTCTTGCTCATTAGAGGTTCCATTATTCATTAATTCTTTCTTTCTTAATAATCAAATCTTCTAAACTAGCTCTAGGAACTAGGTAACCCATTGCACTCCAGCCTTTATTTTGTATAGTACGTTGTTGGTACTTCTCAGCATGTTTCTCAATATGTGCTACTAAAGCGGCTGTTTCAAACCAGTATATAATCCCGTCTGCAAACATATATGTAAAGTAGTAGACTTCATGTTGTAAACTCTGGAAAGGGCCCCCAGGGTTAAGTTGCTCATCCCGATATTGCTCAATAAAAAAATTCTTAGTTTCTCCTGTTGTTCGACTGTCAGTTTTAAGCTCAATCTTGCGACCTGATTTTCCAATGAAGTCACCTTTTCGTCCATCGAGTCGTCTAATATCAGTATAGAATTTAAGAAATAGTTCTTCTCCCGCATTGCCTACCTCTAATTGCTCTTTAAAATCAAATGTTTTACTCATATAGTACTTATAAACTCCACAATATTATCTAATTCAGACTGAGGTGACGGCTCAGAGAATAACAAATTAACATGATAAAGCCACCGTGCTATAAATTCTGGTTGTTCGCCCTCATGCCGCATTGCTACAGCCAAATTCATAAGAGAATTATGTCGACCTCCATTTTCATGAGGTACAGACATGCCCATAATATAATCATTAGTAAAAATAGAACTATTTGCAAATTGTGAAGTATACTTTCGTCTTATGAATGATTGCATTTTATTTACTGGGTCAATTATTAATGGTCTACCTTCAAATATTTCTACAATTATTTTAAGTTTACCTGTCTTCTCATGTTTAGTTCCGGACACTCTAAACATGTGAAGGTGCGTATAAATACTTAAATCAGCTTTAGGGAAGTTACTTTCTACCCACATTTTATCCATTTGTGGTAACAAGTGTGATGGAAGGCAAGGTCGATTAATGTAAAAATGCATTCCTCTATTGCCAGTTTTATACATCTCAAACCCTATCCCTTCGGCAATAAGTCGCTCCCTGGCCTCCATGGCCGCTTCTCGGTCGTCGAAATCAATTTTAAGCCACGGCGACCATACGACCCCTTTGTAACCTGCGACACCTGTCTCTGATATTGCTTCTCCTGTCTCTTGTGTAAAATTGTATAGACTACTAAAGCCGCCAGTGGGAGGCAATTCACTAGTAGACAGAATATAATAACCAGAATCGGCCACATTAAACTTGTAAACAACATAACTATATTGCTCCTCATAATTCATTAGACTTTACTCCCGCGAGTGTTCTAAGATATTTAAGTTCACACTTTAATGGTACACTAAGCTGTAGTTGGTTCCAAACTAAATCGAGTGCATCAAGGTAACATTCTTTAGCTCTTTCTTCTTGACCTTGTTTTACCATAAAAGTAGTAGAATCATGAAGGTCGGGAAGCCACCACTTCCATTCAATATTCCGCTTATTGAATAGCTCTACAATCGTCATTACCCAGAGTCTAAGGATGTCGTGTGCACTGGATTGCACAAGGCGGTTCATAAGGTCTTTCTTATACATCTCAGGTACTTGAATGACACGTCCAACTAGATTCCTTATATGACCTTTATGTGTATAAACTTGTTGTAGTCGATTATTAAATGCTTTGACTTGCGAGAACTTTTGCCAATATCGCTTGACAAGTTGCATAGCCTGTCCTTTACTGGTCGGGTACCCATTCTTAGATAAGTTCTTGGCGACAGTAATATAGGTCCCGGTATAGGAGACAGCCAAATGTACAATCTTGCACACTGCTCGCAGGTCCTTAAATCTTTCCTTAACTTCACTTTTAATTGGGACATTAGGGTCATACTCCGTTCTTAATTGAATGTCATCAGGAAATATATCCAAAGCCAAATCAAGATAGATGTCACCCAGACCTTGACGATATACCTTGAGGAGGGTGCTATCTTCAGAGTAATGAGCAAGTACGCAAGGTTCAATAGCAGCCAAGTCAGCATGAATCCCAATAAATTCGCTGTCAGATTTGAAAGCATGCATTACCTCGGGTTCTGAGAAAGGCATATTAAGTACAGAAGGTTTAAATCCACTAAGCCTTCCACTTACTGTACCACAAACATCATAATTTGTATGTAATCGTCCTTCTTCAATATAATTTAAATAGGTTTGAGCTTGTTCAGCTACTTTCTTATATTCTGAATAATCAATTAATTCTTTAGCTGAGGGGTGCGGGATAACTGCAATATTCGCTCGGTCAGTCTTCGCCTGACCTTTTGGAGTTCTTTCATTGACAGGGAACTCAAGCATTGTATGCAATAGCAATTCCCGCTGTTTCGCACTAGACGGATTGAATCGGCGTTGCCGCCCAGGCGAAGATACGAATTGGCTTCGGCCTCTATCAGTTTTATAAGTTGCAGCTTTCTTAACATGCCACGTATGCTCGATTGCATTTATTTCCTCTTGACATACAGTAACTAAAGATTGTGATGCTATTTCTCGTTTTTGTTTATAAAGTGCAGATGCATGCAATAATTCGCTTTCATCAACTGGCAGACCTTGTGAAGACGCACTATGAAGGTGTATTGCATAGTTAAGAATCTCATCGTGAAAAGACATATAGTCATATTCTTGCATGAATGGTAGAAGCTTCTCATAGCACACTAACGTGGCGTATGTATCCAGACAAGCATACTTAGCAAGAATGTGCAGGTCAGCCAGATAATGGTCTCCAGAAGCCAATTTGCCACCATATTTTGCCACATTTTCCTCAAGTTCTTTATCATTACTTTCACTCCAACCTAATAGTTTTTTCTGTGCAAGCTTTAATCCAAATCCTCTAATCGCTGGGTCATTATTTTGAAGATGCCACATAATGCGACCATCTGCTTGCCACTGTGTATCAATACCTGTGTATCTATCAAGCCATGATTTATCAAAAGGCACGTTCCACCCTACCAATTTATTTTCGAGGAAGAAAAACATTAAAGTTAACCCACCACTACCAATTTCCATATTTACTTTAAACCAAGGACTTTGGTAATAGTTCAAGACTACGTAAGCTGACACGACCTCCCCGGTCTTATTATAACCACTAATCGCTAGACCGAGGAGGCGTGCACCGCGTTGGGAGGGACGTTGCTTATAGGTTTCAACATCAGCTGCAATTGGCCTTTTATTGTCAATAGTTGCAATAAAGATTGACAACTCTTTCAATGTTTGAATTATTTGCCAATTAATATTCATATTTCATATATAGTAAAACTGCGGGTCATTCGCTACTATGACCAGGCGAATATTTATTAGGCCCCTGCGGTCTTTCGCCCTACCGAGGTTCTAGTGCGTGTCTCCAGTGAATCAGGCTATCCGACGGTCAACGTTCGGTCAACCGTCGGTCCTACCAATTCTCAGCTTCCCACGCCGCCGCAGTTCTATTTAACTATTCTGCAATGGCTCGTTTATAAACGGCCTTCACCTTACGAGAAGGAACGCCATTGTACATGCCAGCATCCGCCACAATAACCGTAACTGGAGCACCGAGAGTCAATCTGAAATCACCAAGGTCATGCTCATTGCGAGGACCTTTGAAGGCATTGATTTTCTCAAGTGGCAAACCAAAATCAAGCAATCTTCGCTTGAGTCTAGTATTTGCATACTGAACCGCCGTGCCATCAGCTTTTGTAAGAACGAGATATTCTCGAATCTTGCGGTTCTTATTCTCGCCACCTTCAATAACAAAAGTAAAGGTCATGCCATAACTGCCTGTCTTGAATGTACCATGCTTTACTTCTTGAAGGAATGCTGAATAGGTTCCAGGTGCAATAGGACCTCGCGGCGTGCCAGCAGAACCCGCTTCCGCTGCTGCAACTGTTTTTGCATCATTAATATCAACTTTAAGCTCCTCACCCCAATTATACTTGGAAGTGTTGAGCGCTGTAACGTTACCCATACTATTTATTCTCCTTTATTATTCTTTTGGCTCAGAGACCTTCTCGAGCCATTGTTCGAAATCTATCTGCCCATTCTCATATTGATTACAAGCTGACTCCATTGGACAATACTTGCAGCGATTATATGTATCAACATTCAATTCTTGTTCCTTTGGCCGGCTCATCAATCGTTGTTCTTTAGTTGCTAATTGTACTTCTTTATAATAAGCGATTATATGGTCTTTTGTAAAGGGTAGAAATGTTTTTAAATCTTGTTCATTAGAAACACCAAATATTTTACCATCCCACGTAACTTCATACCAGACAATCTCAGAATTATGTTTTACACCATTTTGATTAACATTATATGTATGTCCTATCACAATAAGCCATTTGTTGCGTTGCAGCATTGTCATATATGTGGCTGCTTGCAATAAATGCTTCATGAAAGGAAACTTATTCTTACGTTGTTTAATTACAGAGAAAGGAGAAGCAAGACTTTTTACTTCAATCCCAACCCATTCTTCATTAAGCAAGACATCAAAATCGGGTCGCCCAGAAATTGTGACTCCTTTTGCGATAGTTTCTTCGCATTGTTCTTCTTTTTTATAGGTAAGATTGAGAGTTTTGAGTCTTTCTTCAATAAAATCCTCCAAAGCAAACCCACCAACGAACATAACCCGCATTTCTTGTGTTGGGCTCGACTGGTGTCCCAATAGGCGTGCTTGTGCAAGTCGTCCGCACTGTGTGGCGTATACGTCCCCATTAACAATAGCGCCACTAGACCCCGCCCTAAGAATCCCTCTTTTTGCATCTTCTTTATTTGCTTCTTTTTCAGTAATGATTTCATGGGCTTCTTTCATCAATTCTTTAAACTTTTTTATCATTCTTATAAGATATCATTTATTAATATTTTTAGCAATCATTAAAATATATCTTGACAATACTATTGACACGTATGATAGACTGGACATTATGTCGACTGGACAAGAGAGGGAGGAATGGATGGACCTTGTATGCATATGAGAACCCATCCATACTACGAAACATTCCTTGACATATATATAAAATAATGTATATTTAATAGATGGTTGGTGCATTAAAAAGAATGGCGTACTTTATGAGGTTTACAGATGAACAAGGAAAACTTTCAATTACAAATTGTGGTTGTCATGTTAGCCTTATCAAGCTGGCAATGGTTAGTCATCCGTCTTATGCAGAAGTAGGTACCTTTCTTTTAGCAGCGGCAGCTTATAATTTTAAAAAATACTTAGAGAAGGAGTAGATAATGGGTGAGAGTCGAAGTAATGAAGAAATTCAGAAAGAATACGGACAAGTGTGTGCCGAGATTGGTCAGCGTTCATTTAATATGAAAGTTATGGAAGCTGAGATGAATCAACTTTATATGCGAGTTGATGCTCTTAGAAAAGAGTTTCAGAGTTTAAGTGGTCCGAAAGAGGAGAAACAAGCCGATGCAAATGCCGAGCTTCCCCCAGTTGCAATTAACTCCTGAGCAAGTAGGGTTTAAAAAAGGAGACTTTGTGACATGGTGCGGAGTTGCAGGTAAAGTCTTATATATTAAAAAAGGTAAACTCTATGTCGGATTTACTAATCGTCTCATCCATACCTTCTTTCTTGACGGACGCTACCAAAGCTGGCATACAGAATCTTCTCTTAAACCCCTTAAGGATGAAAGCAATGCCATCTGAAAGACCATTAGTGGACATGCAAGCAGTTTATCCACGTTCAACTAAGCATGCAATGCTAACTAAAATTAGATTAGATTTTGATAAGATGTTTAAACGTCTTCTCACTGTATTACACCGAGAGATTGCATATCTTATGATTGAAAGTAAGAAACGTCCTTTAGGTAAAGACGAAAGTTCAGCATTAGTTTCTTATTTAAAAGTTATACGTGACCTAAAGAAAGACGAACAGGCTGCATTAGAGGCAATGTCAAATGAAGAACTAGAAAAACTTGTAAAAGGAGAGAAGAAATGACAAGAGATGAATTATTTAAATCAGACCGCAATGAAAGAAACTACTATTTGGCTTTAAATCAATATGAAGATATGAAGCTTCCATTAACTCGTGATGGTTTTGAAGCTCTAGTTGAATTAGCTTCTGAACTTAATCATCTACCTGTTGATGATATTGGGCGTTCTTGTGTTGCTGGCTATGTACATCATATTGCTAATGATAAATGTACAACTACTCTAAATGATATAGCAAATGTATTATACAAGTCTGTTACAAATCAGCTTACTTGGGAAATAGACCAAGAAATTAAATTAAAAAAGCAAACAGAGTTTGCCGCTAAACAAGAAGTCATGCGACAAGAAGCAGAATTAAAGAAAGGTTTAGTTGTTAAGGAAAGCCCTCTTAGTTTGGTACCACAACTTGAATAGAAAGAATGACCAATTTTAATAAACTTAAAGATAAATGGTATAAGAAGCTTAAGCAATCTGGCTTCGAAGATGCTGAAAATAGTGATGGTACACTAAAAGAATTCCATTCATTTAAGTTTATAAGTGCTGCGTCTCAATTAAGACAGAGAAAAAGAGAAGGATATCAACGCAACATTGACCAATTTAGTAAAGATGAGTCTTTTGACTCAATTTGCAGAGCATTAGCTAAAAAGAGTCAGTTTAGTAAGAAACGATTAGCGGCAATATGGAATGCACATTGTAAAGGTGTTACAGAGAGAGAAATTGCATCTGTTTTTAAATGTAGTAAAACTTGTATTCATAAAATAATTGAGAAGTTTAGAGCATGGATGATAATAACTTAGAAGTAGCGCATTTTAGAGAAGGCACTGAAGAAGATTTACCTTTTATTTACTCTACTTGGCGCAATAGTGCATATTATGGTACTTTTGGTATGCAGGAGGCTTTTGAATCTAAGGAATTCTTTAAATATAAAACTAATGAAATTAAGAAAATTCTTAAAAATGCTACAATTTTAGTATGCTCAATAGGCGATTTAATAATGGGTTACTCTGTGTATACAGGAACTCATTTGTATTTTGTTTATGTAAAAGCTGATTATAGAAATGAAGGATTAGGAACTAAACTATTTCCAATAAAAATAGAAACAGTAGACCACAATCTTACTAAAATTGGTGTTACTATTGTGGGTAAAAAGGGATTAAAAATAAGGAGTAGTGATAATGAATCTTAAAGGATTAATAGAGAATGGATTACCTGTTAGAATGGCCGTATTTCATCGTACAGTAACCAGTGCAATGGGTGAGCCAGAAACAGCTTTTTTTGCCTCCCGCGAGCAGACAACAAAGCTCAGCCGAGTTGCTAATATGTACTATACATCCGAGGGTCTTGTGTGTGACCAAAATGGTACAGTGACCATTGTGCCATTGGCAAATGTCTGCTATGCCCGTCTTAAATAGCAAATTAGCTAGCAAATTATTAGAAAAACGCCAGAAAGCCTTTAATGCTCCTATTTTTGATATTAAGACTTTCTTATTTGCTGAACAACTCGCCTTTGTTACTGACCCTAGTAAGTTTGTTACTGCATGCTGCTCTGTTCGCTCTGGCAAAACTGTAAGCTGTGCTGCTGACCTAATTAATACTGCATTAACAATGCCAGGTACTACAGGAATGTATATAACGCTGGCCCGCACAAGTGCCAAGCGCATCGTGTGGCCTGAATTAAAGAATATCAATAAAACCTATAAGCTTAAAATGCACTTCAATAACACTGAACTTAGTGCACAGTTTCCTAATGGGTCCACTATATACTGTAGTGGCGCCAATACTGAAGAAGAAATGTATAAGTTGCGCGGACTTAGCAATGTAGCACTTATCTATATTGATGAAGCTCAATCATTCCGCACACATATTAAGGAACTTGTAGAGGATGTCCTTATTAAAAGACTCTATGATACTAACGGGCGGCTCCGTATTATTGGGACTCCTGGTCCTGTCTTAAGTGGATGGTTTTACGAAACATGCCATTCCAGTAATTTTATACATCATAGTTGGACTATGCATAATAATCCATTTCTACTTAAAAAGAGCGGCAAAACGCCGGAAGAACTTATAGCACAGGACTGTGCGCAGCGCGGCTGTTCAATTAATGACCCATCCATTCAGCGTGAGTGCTTTGGCCGCTGGATATATGACCCTAATTCATTACTGCTGCAATATAGTAAGGAGCTTAATGATTATACTAGTCTCCCGTCTGGTGTGTATACATATATATTAGGTTGTGACCTAGGTATTAGAGATTGTGACTCTTTATCTCTATTAGCCTTTACAGAGAGTTCACCTATTACTTATTTAGTTGAGGAAATCCTCACACCTAATCAGCTTACAGATGCATTGGCTAGTCAGATTAAGGAGTTAATGAGCCGCTATTCAATAGCCTATATGCCCGTTGATGCTGGCGGGCTTGGGCTCAAGATTGTGGAGGACCTTAAGGCTAGATATGGATTACCGCTAGAACCTGCTGAAAAGCTTGGTAAAATGGCTAATTACAGACATTTGAATAATGCATTAAGAAATGGTACATTCAAAGCTCGAGCTAATTCTCAATTTGCACTAGATTGTAATACATTGGAAGTTGACCGTTCAAAAAGTAAGCCAGATAAGATAGTAGTGAAAGGTCACTCAGATGCCGTGGATTCCTGTCTATATGCCTTTAGGTTGAGTCCGGCGTATTCATATGAGGCTCCGCTATTAAAAGTTAAGCCGGGAAGTCCTGAATACATCCGTCAACAAGAGGAATTGCATTTACAAGCTGCAATGGAGAAAGTTAAGAAAGAAAAAGATATGAGAGACGGAAAATCCCAGTTTGGTACTTGGGAGAAAGATAAGAAAGGAATTCCCTCATGGAACAAATGGTAAAATTATTATTTAGTATTATTTCCCATCCTATTGTATTTGGTATAGGGTTTGTATTAGGCTATATTGTTAGGTTTCTGTTAGATTTTCATGCGTATTCTATTAGTATGCTATTAGAAAACACATGGTCTGCTATTTGCGCGTGCTGGTCTTTCTTACGTAGTAAGCTCTAATTTAAGCCCTCATCCCTTATAATATCACATAGTTAGGCTGTCAAGGCCTAAAATAGATGCACATACCCTGCCAATAGGAGTGTGGCATAATGCCCCATTACAAAATGTAATGTGGGGCATTTTGACCCATACAGAGTAAATGATATTTTGACCCCCACAGGGTAAATGAATTTTGACCCATATAGGGTAAATGATTATTTTGACCCATATAGGGTAAATGAGAGGTTCCCACCAAGAGTTGGCACGATACTTGCTATATATAATATATATATATATATATATAATACTATATACGGCTTATATTAGGAGTCTATAGATTCAGTATAGTATATATATAATACTATATACGGCTTATATCTGTTATAGAGGACTAGTATAGTATATATATACTCTATACATACTCTATATATATTCTATATATGCCATAAATATATAATACTCTATACCTAGTGTATAGACTCTACGAAGTAATATATATATATATACTCTTATATATATATAATATATATATACCTTATATACAAAAAAAGACCACCTGCTCATTTGTGCCTGCTACGCTTTTTGATAGATTGAGCCCTTTACAGCCTTTGTAGAGGGCCTTTCTATTTAGAGACCACCCTAATATCCTTGTATGAAGCTCCCTTACCTTGAAGATTCGCGCTGGCCAGGCATAAAAAAGACAGAAGAACGCACAGTCAATCCTAGCTATGACCATCAGCTGCAGAATCATCTCATTGAGGAGCTCCTCTCAGCTTTGGAGCACAAGGACCACAAGAGTATAGTGCAGGCGTTGCAAGCTTTATACCAATCAATCCACAGTGAGGAAGTAGAGTAATATGCCTTTGCATCACGGTAAGTCTGATAAAGCCTTTGGGGAGAATGTTAAGATTGAAATGGAGCATGGTAAGCCTCAGAAGCAAGCCGTCGCTATAGCCTATAGTGAAAGGCGCGCAGCTGAGCATAAGAAGATGGCGCATGGTGGGTCGGTTGATGAATGCCTTATGTGTAATCAAGGATATGCCGAAGGAGGCAGCGTGAGACGATTTAAGGATGATGAAGGTAAAGAAGAAATAAAGAGCCATGATGCGCGGCCATCTAAGAATATGCCTGGGCGCTTTAAGAGCGAACTTAGTAAAGATGAATTAGAAAAGCATGGCTTCCCTAGCCAACTTAGTGCTATTGATATGGGCGAGCACAACTACGAAGAAGGCGGCGAAGTACATCCAGAAGAAGAAGGCATGGATGAACTGATGCATGGCTGTGCCGGCGAACTGTGCGAGGCTTTGGAAAAGAAAGATAAGAAGGGCATAGTCGATGCGCTTCGAGCAATCATGTTGAGCATGAAGGAGTAACGCGAATGCTTAGTGCTAAAGAACTTAGTGAACGAATTAGAATGCGACGTAAGGAACTTAAAGACAGTGATGAGACTGTCGATACCTCCCCACACCCTAAGATGAATCCTCAGGACATCTGGAATAAAGAAAAGATGGCTCAGCATGAAGAAACTATTCCTGGTGCTAAAGAAGCCGGTGAACGAGTAGGTCCCTCTAGTCCAGTCATGGAGGAGGAACAGAAAGATGATAGTCAGGACCTGGCCGTCCTCAAGAAGCACATGAGTCGTATTGCCCGCATTTTGGGCAAATTGTCTATGTCTGATAAGTCCGGTAACTACTAACGAGGTCATTGTGACCCCGCAAGAGAAGAAAAACATTCTAGTCGATTATCTCAAAATGAAGACAGAGGACCAGGACTGGCATGCCGTTTCTGACGCCGCAAATGACATTAGAGAGGTCGAGATTAAGATTAGGACCCAACCTATGGCTCAGCCCTCAATCGTTCAACCTGAGCCAACGTCGCGCAAATTAGAGGCATTCCAGAAGCACTCTCATCCCGCTGAACCCGCCCTTCAAGCTGGGGGTGCCAGTGCTATAGGAGTTACTGAGGTTAAAGAAGTAGAGATTCCGCATCATGTGGATGAGGTCCGTAAGCTCCTCCGACTTAGTGATGAGGACCTTGTAAATCGTCTATTTCCTGATTATAGCACCCCACAGCGAGTAAGCAATGCCTAAAATAGAAAAATTAGATGAGAAGAAGCCCGCTAAAGAGATTATAGTCAAGACTAAAGATAAGGTCAAGAATGTTGAAGATAATCAAAGTTTTAAGTGGTGGCTGGCTCCTACTGAAAATGACCTATGTCATCAACTGCTTTCTACTACAGCCTATCTTAAAAAGACGTCGCAAATAAGAATACGCCAAGCCTCGGTCTATACCCGTCTGTTCTCCGGTAAGCCCCTTTATAATTATCTGGCCAATGTTGGAACACTGGATAACTCCCAACAGCTCCCTATAGGCCGGCCTACCTCAAATGTCTGTTATTCATGTACCGACACACTGGTATCTAGACTTACTCAGGATAAACCCCGTCCAATCTTTCTGACTGACAACGGGCACTATAAAGAACGGCACCTAGCTCAGCAACTTAATAACTTCATTATGGGTGAGTTCTACAGAACTAAAGCCTATGAGAAGGGCGTACTTGCCCTGAAAGACAGTTGTGTCCTCGGAAATGGATTTATTAAAGTATTTGCACAAGATGACAAAGTCTGTCTAGAACGGACTCTTGAGACAGAACTTCTTGTTGATTATAACGATGCCTATTATGATAACCCACGGTCCTTAATTCACATGAAGTTAATTGACCGAGGTACGGCCCTTTCCTTGTTTCCTAAGGAATCAGATAAGATACTGGCCGCACAACACGGGAATGTAGACAATACCCCTCTTTCAACAGAGACCGTGTCAGACCAGTTTATTATTTCTGAAGGCTGGCATTTGCCCTCTGGTAAAGATGCTAGCGATGGGCGCCATGTCATTGCCTGTTCAGCCGGCATAATCCTCGATGAGCCGTATGAGAAACAGAGTTTCCCTTTTGTTAAGTTAAGTTACAACCCAAACATGGTAGGTTGGTTTGCTCAGGGTTTAGTAGAAATTCTAATGCCTACGCAAATGGAAATCTATAAGCTTCTTATCATTGCTTCCCAGGCTATTGAATTAATGGGTGTGCCTAGAATCTTGATAGATGAATTTTCTAAGATTCTTGAGACGGCCTTTAATAACAATATTGGGTCTATCATAAAGTATTCTAAGAATAAACCAGAATTTATTACAGCACCCGCCAATGCACCTGAGATTTATCAATGGATTCAGTGGTTAATTGAAAATGCCTACAAAATGAGCGGTGTTAGTGCAATGTCGGCCACCAGTCAAAAGCCGGCGGGGTTAACCTCAGGTGAAGCTATTCGCAGTTATGATGATTTGCAGACAGACCGGTTTGCTGCACTCTCGCGCAGGTATCAGAATGTCTATACAGACCTGGCCTACCTGATGATTGACTGCGCTAAGGATATTGCTAAAGAAACAGGTTCTTATACAACCTGCTATCCAGATAAGGACGGTACACGTGAAATTGACTTGCCACAAGCAGACATCCTGCGTGACACGTACATCATCCAATGTTTTGAAGAATCCTCATTGCCGAGAGACCCAGCAGGACGTCAAGCCAAGTTATCAGAAATGCTTGCAGCTGGTGAAATCACCCAGCAAGAGTTTAGACGTCTATCGAGTTTCCCAGATTTACAGCAATCTGATGCGCTTGCCAATGCTCTTGAAGAAAGAATACTCAATAATCTAGATTCTATAGTTGAGAAGGGTAAAAAGGGGTATGAACCTCCAGACGTGTTCATGCTTGACCCTACAGACCTGGCGACTCAGCTAACTGTGAATTATATCAATAAATATGCTGTAACTGATATTGAAGAAGAAAAGATGCAGCTTTTAAGAGATTACTTTACTCAGATACAGGTCCTTAAACAAAAGGCACAACCACCACAACCAATGCCACAACAGGGCGCTCCGCAACAACCAGGACAACAACCCTTGAGAGTAGTACCGCCGGCGTCAAGTCAAGGACCTACTAGTAACGTACAAGTTTAGAAGAAAAACCAAGGAGAAATAAAATGCCGACCCAAGAAGCCATAGTTAATACTCTAATTCCAAAAGAAGTAGAGAAACCCATACCAGTTCGTGTTATTAGTACTAAACCTCCCGGGATGCCAAAGCCAGAAATGCCTAAGGCAGAGCCTAATAGAGACCAGTCTATTACTACTGGGAATGCCCAGACTGCAGATTCAGTCCCAGCCGCAGAATCGGTAAAGCTGTCCCCGCAACTCTCAGCACTTGCTCGTAAGGAGCAAGCGTTTCGCCAAAGAGAGCAAGCGTTCAAGGAACGGGAACGTGCCCTTGAATCTAAGCTGGCTGAAGCCGAACAATATTCAAAACTTAAAGCCAAACTTAGTTCAAAGGATTACTCTGACCTTGAATCATTTGGCCTTAGCTATGAAGAATACACTAAGTATCTTCTAGAAAAGCAAACTGGCGAAGACCCTCAAAAGCAAGCACTAAAGAAGCTTGAAGATGAGATAAGCTCCTTAAAAAAGAGCACAGAAGAAAATGCTACTAAAGAGTACGAAGAAACAGTGGCAGAGTACAGAAAAGAGATTACCGCTCTTGCTGATAAAGACCCTCGATTCTCAAGTGTTAAAGAATTAAAGAGGCAGGAGGCTGCACTTCGATTAATTATTGACAGTTGGGAAGAAGATAATGAAGAAGTCTCAGTAGAGCAAGCTCTTAAACTAGTTGAAGATTATTCGGTTGAAGAAGCCAAACAGTTTTCAGCTTTAACTAAACTAAAGCCCAAGGTTGAACCGGAAATGGGAAGGCCCCTTCCGAAACCCGGCTTAAAGACTTTAACTCAACAAGTGACCGTGTCTTCTGAGAAGAAGCCGGCCAAAAACCTCCAGTACCTGTCTGAGAGTGAGCGTTATGCTGAAGCTCGAAGACGAGTAATGGAAAGAAAACAAGGAAACTAATAAATGGGTACACCAGCTAATCCGTCTCTTGCGTATAGCAATAGTCAGGATAATATTGCAGTTCTTAAAGAACTGTATTCGGATGATTCATGGGTAATGAAGGACCTTGTGTTCGACAAGAACCCATGGTTGGCCCTCTGTCCTAAGGACGAGACTGAGATGGGCATGGGCGGTAAGACATTTCCGATTCCGGTGATGTATGATACCGGTGCCGGTCGCAGTGCTGCTCTTGGAACAGCGCAGACCTATCAAACTGCTCCTCAGACAGTTGAATTTCAGTGCACGCGAGTTTCTAACTACTCGGTTGCTACACTGACGAACGACTTCTTGAGAGCATCAGCTTCGAATATCGGTGCCTTTATGCCGGCGGCTGAACTCAACGTAAAAGCGGCCTTTAGAAATATTTCTAATGACCTAGCGCACGATATGTTCAACGATGGCTCGGGTTCGCGAGGCTCGTATGGACTTGGTAATGGGTCTATCGCTGCTGGAGTTATCGTTCTTGATAACCTCGGAATGGTGTATCAGTTTGCAGTTGGAATGGCTCTCGTTAGCTATTCTGTTGCGGGTTATACTCCTACACAATCCACTGGTCTTAACATTGGATATGTGATTGCAGTTGATACCGGTCTCGGACAGATTACTGTTTCCCCCTCACAAGGCGGAGCAGCAGGAACACCGACTAACTGGTCGGCAAGTTTCCCATATCTTGCTCAAGCTGGTGATGTTAACTTCGTTTCTAACGGACTTAATTCAACCAACATGCTTAAGATTGCAGGATTGTCGGCTTGGTTACCGCCACTTGCTCCTTCGAATTCAGATTTCTTTTTCGGTGTTAACCGCTCGGTTAGTCCGACAAAGTTAGCGGGTTTGAGGTTTCAAGGTGGACAATCTGAGAGTATCCAAGATTCATTGATTGATGCAGTTAATCAGTTAGCAGCGCAAAGCTCTGAAGCTGGCGACCCTGACTACATCTTCATGAATCCGGTGTCTTATCAGACTCTGGTTAAACAGCTTACGTCTCAAGCGAACTATGTCAGTGTTAAGCATGACGAGATTGACATCAGCTTTAAAGCTCTTGTCCTCCCGACGGCTAATGGTGAGATTGCAATTCTCCAGGACCGTAACTGTCCTTCTCAGACAGCGTTTGTTCTTACACTAAAAAGTTGGAAGTTGCGCTCGCTTGGAAAAGTACCTCAGTTCCTGACGTTCCCTGGTTTCTATGACCAGTTGGGATTTCCGGTCCCAGGTAGCGATGCTGTTGAACTTCGTGTGGGATACTACGCCCAGCTCACATGCAATGCACCAGGTGCGAATGCAATCGTTCCTCTAAATCAGTAATTTAATGCGGGGTCGAAAGACCCCGCCTTTTAGAGACCATGGGACGATATATAGATATTTCTCTCGTGTCCTTAACCTAGGACATAAGAAGCCGAAGTCGGGATGCCCTACCCGTCAAGCGGTAAGTAAATCTTTTAGGGCATACTAGGTAACTTAAATGGGACACGCTCTCGGTAATAACTACGGTAAATTCTATTCCTTTCTAAATAAACCAGTCGAACTAGACTTAAACTTCATTGTCGATAGTACAAATGGCAATGGTCTTGGAGTTCGGTCTGTAAAAGGCCAAGGTGTGGCTAATGTTTTTATGAACACCTCAGTTTCTCCCGGTAAAGGTCCTAACGGGTATCTGAATCCAAATCCTGCCTCTGGTTATGCCCTTATTGAACTTGAGTATAATTATAATAAAGTTGCATGCGCTTCTTCAGCTATTGTGTCACCCTTAACAGGCGGTCCCCTTGCCATTAATGGTGCAGCGCTTACCCCCGGCCTTCCCTATGTTATTGTGTCTGTAGGACATGGTCCTGCTGGTAGTGCAACGATAATGCCGGGAGCAGATATCGATGGGTCTTTGGCCAGCAAGTATTTTTCTTTATATGACAGTTATGGAAATACATTCATAATTTGGTTCTCAGTATCTGGTGTGGGAAGTCCCCCATCCGGTGTTAGTGGAACTTTGGTTCAGCAATCAATTCTTGCAAACGCAACAGCAGCTCAAATTGGTACTGCATTAGTTTTAACTATTCAGAACCTTCCCTCTGGGATTTCTGGAGTATTTTCATTTACTGCTTCCGGTACCACAACTGTTACAGTTACTAGTACACAGAATCAGCCATTGGCCGGTCCCCCACAAGATGGGTTTTCTCCTTTGCAAACTGGATTCAGTTTCGCATTGGTTAACTATAGTACAAATCTTCAAGATTGGCAGGGTGTTGGGGTTCCTAAAGGTGTTGTCCCAAATATTGGAGTTAGTTTTATTGCCACAGCTAGTGGGTATAGCACTGGTGGCGGGTCAAGCGGACTTGTGGAACTCTCAGGAGTTTCTGGTATTGATTCTATTGAAACAATTGGCGACCCTAATCAGAGTCTTTCTCCAATCCCAATGGGTGGAAGTCCAAATGTTGGCGGGTGGATTCTAATTCAATATCTGCTTGATGGTGTTGTTACCGCTCCTGCAAACAACTCAGTTATCACTATTAATTTGATGCTAGAACAGGGAACACCTGTTGGCGGAAATTCCGAAGCTTAATCGGAATAGTGTAAAGTATTGTAAAAGGCCGGCTAGGAAACTGGCTGGCCTTTTTAGTTAGAAGGTCTTGATGTCGATAAATGCTTTAACTTCTATTCCTCAAAATCTCGTTATAACAACTGGTAATGGTCAAATATATCTTACCTGGGACCAAGTAATTGGTGCCACAGGGTATACAATACAACGTTCACTTACTGGACTAATCGGAAGTTTTGTTACTGTAGCTGGTGCTGATGCCGTTCCTAATTATCTAGATGCCACTGTTACACCAGGAATTCAATATTGGTACCAGGTAGCTTCAAACAATCCTTCTGGAACTAGCAATTTTGCTACTCTAGGTACCAACGGACTCCCTCTTTCTATAGTTCCCTGTTTACCTGGGCAGATTAACTTAGGTTATCTTCGCTACATGAGTAAACTTAAAGCTGATAAGCTTTACTCTAACTTTTTAACTGATGACGAATGGAATTTCAATATAAATCAATCGTCTACAAGGTTATATGACCTTCTTATTACCAAATTCGGGGATAAGTACTTTCTCGCTCCTCCCCTACAGTTTACAACTAATGGGACTTCAAATTACCCTCTACCAGATGGGTCTAACTACAATGCCGCACCTGCATTGTATAAACTTGCTGGTGTCGATGTCGGCATCAATGCCTCCAATAATGAATGGTTTACTATTCCTAAATTCAACTGGATTGACCGCAATCGGTACAGCACATTACAACTCGCAGGAACTGTACAAAGTATCTATGGGTTAGCCTATTGTGATTTTGGTAATACTTTATTTTTTATCCCATTACCAACTAATGCTCAGCAAATTCAACTATGGTACATACCAGTAGTCCAACAGATGCTTAGAGACACAGACATGATGCCATTTAGTATTTCAGGTTGGTCTGAATTAGTAATAGTAGACGCGGCTATAAAAGCCCTTATTAAAGAAGAATCTTATGACCAGGCAACAATCTTAATACAAGAACGTAAAGGTCTTATAGACCGAGTTGAGGAAACAGCAGCTAATCGCGATGTTGGACAACCTAATACAGTTAGTAATACGCGCGCGCGAGCAGGCGACCAGAACTTCGGTAGTTTTGGTGGGTTTGGTAGTTCAGGGTTTGGTAATGGGTTTGGTTGGGGCGGATAATGGCCTCACCTCTTTCGCCAAATTTACCATGGAATCTTGCTAATACTAAGTGGGCGGCATCTCTTAATCCTGTACTAAAGAATCCACTTAATGATGTTTCTATTATAGAAAACATTAGTCTTACAACAGGAACAAATGTAATTAACCATATGTTAGGTAGAACACAGCAAGGATGGTTTCTAGTAGACCAACAAGGCATAGCTTCAATATTTAGAAACGCCCCTTTTAACAGTTCAACTTTAAGTCTCAGTTCCAGTGCAAATGTCCTGGTATCGATTGGAGTATTCTAATGGCAATAATTACCCCAAATATGAATTTAATTGAGTCTACAATTGGAGTAGACTCAGGATTAAGTTGGGAACAGAATTTAAATTCTAGTTTAACTTTAATTGATGCTCATGACCACTCACCGGGTAAGGGCGTTCCGATTAATTCTTCTAGTCTTAATCTAACTTCTGACTTAGCGTTGAATGGTAATAATCTTACTTTAGTAAGGTCGCTACGATTTAACCCCCAATCCAGCCTACTAAGTGGTCCAGCTGATTTAGGTTGCCTCTATGAGTCTGGTGTCGACCTTTGGTATAATGATGGAAATGGTAACCAAGTTAAAATTACTAGTGCCGGCTCTGTAAATGCTACATCTTCAGGAATTTCAAGCGGTACAGCAACAGCTTCTTTTGTTTCTGGAGTATTAGTTGTAGATGCTTCTTCGAACTATCCAGCTAACATTCAAGGAGCTTCAATATTATTGGGAAATAATGTTACTAATAGTAAGTATCTAACATTATCCCCCCCTAATTCCTTAGCAGCAAACTACAGTGTAGTATTACCACTCATTCCTAGTGTAAAAAATATCCTAAGTATGGACACGAGTGGTAATATAGTTGCAGATACAAATGTTGATAATAGCAGCTTATCCTATAGCGGCACGGTATTGTCAATCGCAACAAATGGAGTAACAACACCCACTATAGCTGCACAAGCAGTTACATATCCCAAATTAGGTGTTTCAAACTTTGCTAGTAGCGCTAGTTCAGCAACTTTCTCTACCAGTTCTGTTACTTTTGTAACTGCGCTGACTGTTAGTTTAACTTCTCAAGGAGGTCGACCGATAGTAGTGACTTTACAACCTGATGGGACTAATAATTTTGCACAGTTTTTTAATAACTCAACTACTTTTCAAGTACAAATTGTTAGAAATGGCACTGGTATATTTCTAACTCAAACTCTAACTAATGGAGACAGCCTACCCCCCAATATCTGCATTACAGATTATGGGGTATCTGGTGTAGGAAATATTGGAACAGTATATACTTATCAAATTAATATTAACTCTAATAATGGTTCTTTTAATACAAACTTACTTTACTGTGTGCTTACTGTTAGAGAAGTCTAATGTTATCCCCCCAATCTATAAATATTAACTTTGCAGAAGGTCTTGATACTAAAACAGACCCGTGGCAAGTGTCTGTTGGTAAGTTTCTAAGTCTTGAGAATAGTGTATTTGATAAAGGGAAGCGTCTTACTAAGCGCAATGGTTACAAACAACTTTTAGGAGCTGTCACAACACCTTCAAATCTTTATTTAACCACTTTAAATGATAATTTGACTGCTGTGGGGTCTTCTATCAATAGCTACAATGCCGATACTATGAATTGGGTTGTGCGAGGTAGTTATACACCGCTTCAATTATCAACATTACCTCTAATTAGAAATGCTATTAACCAAATACAATGTGATTCTGTCATTGCGCCCAATGGACTTGTATGTACAGTCTATTCTGAGTTGCAAAATGCCATTTTTGATTATAAATATGTAATTGCAGACTCAGTTACTGGGCAGAATATAGTAATTCCTACATTAATCCCGGCTGTTGGTGGAGGAGTGATAACAGGTACTCCTCGAGTATTCATGTTAGTCACCTCTTTTATAATAGTTTTTACAAATGTGATAGCTGGAGTCTCACATTTACAGTATATTTGCATCAGCAGCACAAACCCCAATGTTTCTACAACCCCCGCTGACATAGCATCTTCTTATATCCCAGCCAGTACAGTATCTTGGGATGGTGTTGTAACTAATAGGAATCTATATATCGCTTATAACACTACAACTGGTGGGCAAGCTATAAAAATTACATATTTAAGTATGGCTGCAGCGATTGCTGGAGCGGGTCCAATTGCTCCTGTAACATTTACTGGAGCAAATGACAGAGCCAGTATGATGTCTTTATGTGTTGATGCTACAAATATTAACTTTACTCAAATTTATGTAAGTTTTTATTCATTAGCTACAACTAATGGGTACACATTAGCAATTGATGGGAATCTTAATACAGTATTTGGTCCTCAGCAAATTATTACAGCCATGACTATATTAAATTTAGCATCGGCTGCTCAAAATGGTGTATGTACAGTATTTAGTGAAGTTTCAAACACATACTCATATGATTCTTCAATCTACAGTAACTATATTAATGCAGTTACAGTAACTTCAGCAGGGGTTGTGGGCTCACCCTATGTTGTTGTGCGGAGTGTGGGACTGGCGTCTAAAGCATTTTTAATGAATGGAACTATATATTTTCTTTCAGCATACTCTAGTACCTTTCAACCCTCATATTTTTTAATAAATGGGTCTACAAGCACAGCTGCAATGCCAATTGTAGTAGGTAAACTTGCATATGAAAATGGTGGAGGGTATCTAACTTTAGGATTACCAAATATTACTTTGAATGGAAATTCAGTTCAAATAGCCTATCTTTTTAAAGACTTTATTTCCTCACTTAGCACCATGAATAATTCGCAGCAGACAGTTACAGGTGGAGTATATGCTCAAACTGGAATAAATCTGGTCACATTTACATTTAGTACACAGAAAATAGATGCTGCTGAAATAGCTAGTGCTTTGCAAATTGGTGGGGGGTTTTTATGGGAATATGATGGCTATTTGCCTGTAGAACAGAATTTCTTCTTGTGGCCTGATAATGTTGAAGTAGTGGGTTCTGTAACAGCAGGCAGTATGTCTGCACAACAATATTTCTACCAAGTAATTTATACCTGGCCTGATAATCAAGGCAATATACATAGGTCAGCTCCTTCTATTCCTGTACCAGTTACTTTGACAGTTGATACTTCAGTAACAGTAAATATTCCTACACTAAGATTAACATATAAAATTGCTAACCCCCTAAAGATTGAAATTTATAGGTGGTCTGCTGCTCAGCAAGTTTATTATGAAGTAACTAGTCTCACCCTGCCTTTACTTAATGACACCACTATTGATAGTATTACTTATACTGATAGCCAATCAGATGCCCAAATTTTAGGTAATGCTATTATTTACACTGAAGGGGGTGTCTTAGAAGACTTTAATGCTCCTGCAACAAATATAATGACACTTTATGATTCTAGACTATGGCTTGTAGATGCAGAAGACCCAAATCTTCTTTGGTTCTCAAAGCAAGTTATAGAAGCAGTGCCGGTAGAAATGAGTGACCTGCTAACATTTTTTGTCGCCCCGACTATTGGCGCGCAAGGTTCTACTGGACCTATAACTGCTCTATTTCCCATGGACGATAAACTTATTATTTTTAAAGAGAATGCTATTTACTATATAAATGGGGCGGGACAAGGTCCGGATAATACAGGGGCTAATAATGGGTACTCACAACCCATATTTATTACAGCAGTTGTGGGGAGCTCAAACCAACAATCGATTGTATTCCAACCACAAGGGTTAATGTTTCAAAGTAATAAAGGAATATGGCTCTTAGGGCGTGATTTAACAACACAGTATATTGGAGCACCTGTTGAGGAATTTAATTCAAGCATAGTCCAAAGTGCTGTTGGAGTTCCTGGTACAAATCAAGTTAGATTCACTTTAAGTACCGGTGAAACTTTGATGTATGATTATTACTTTCAGCAATGGGGAACTTTTGTTGGAGTACCGGCTATATCCTCTTGTATATACCAAGATTTGCACACGTTTATTAATTCTTTTGGTAACGTATACCAAGAGAGTCCTGGACTATACCAAGATGGTAATGAACCTGTATTAATGCAATTTACTACATCCTGGATTAACTTGGCCGGACTTCAGGGGTATGAGAGAGCACGTTATTTCTATCTTTTAGGAATGTATGAGTCACCTCATTTCTTACAGATGCAAATAAGTTATGACTACAGTCCTTCTGCTCTACAATCATCTATTATCCGTTCATTTAACTTCAGCGCAAGTGCTCCTAGCCCTTCTGGCGACCAGCCGGCACCCTTTGGTAGCCCAGTTGCAGTTGACCAAAAGAGAATCTTTTTAAAGAAGCAGAAATGTGAAAGTTTCCAGATAGCAATGCAAGAATTTTTTGACCCCTCCCTTGGTACAGTACCTGGAGCTGGACTAACTATTTCAGGTCTTAATTTACTAGTTGCGGTTAAACGTAGTACACGTCCAATCGCGGCAAGACAAAGTGTAGGTTAATTATGAATACTAATCAGAAGATTGAATTTGTCCGTCGCAAGAAGCTTTCAAAGGGTGGCGCAATAAAGCGTAAAAAATACGCATTAGGCAATCTTGTGAGTAATGTGGGAAGTGGTGTAGGCGCGGGTGCCGCTGCAGGGTCTATTATACCTGGTGTAGGTAATGTAGTTGGGGGGATTCTTGGGGGAATTGGTGGATTGTTGGGGGGTATTTTTGGTGGAGGGCCGCCATTACCAAATATCACTGACCCAGTAACTGGACAACAGATTACCGATGCTCAAGGTAAAGTTATTGCAACACAAGAACAGTTAAATAACTTTGCAAGTACCTTGCAGGGAGTAAATGGAGTTCAGAATCAGCAAGCAGTACTGCAGAACCTACAACAAGTAGCAGCAGGGCGAGGACCTAATCCTGCATTAGCACAACTAGCTCAGACTACGGGACAGAATATTGCAGCTCAGCAAGCACTTCAAGCAGGGCAACGAGGAGCAGCTGGTAATGTGGGTCTAATTGCACGTCAGGCCGGTCAGCAAGGAGCTAATATTCAACAGCAAGCTGTTGGACAAGGTGCAACTCTAGCCGCGCAACAAGAATTGAATGCTCTTAATTCAATGGGTACTATTGCGGGACAACAAGTTGGTGAAACTCAGAATGCACTAGCTACAGCGGGTAGTTTAGGACTACAGAATCAAGGTCAACTACTTAGTTCACAAGGACAATATAATAGTCAAATAGCCGGCGGCCAAGCTAATGTTAATACAACAAACGCTGCATTAACTGGTGCTACATTACCTTTAGTACAAGGTACTCTTAGTGGAGCAGGCACAGCGCAAGTAGCAAATAATAGTCCAACATCAACACCTGGCGGAAGTGGTTTAGACTTCTCAGGAGCTAATGGACTTCCCTCGCAACAGATAGGTGGATTTAATCCATTGCCCAATGCTCCAACTTTTGAGCATGGGGGACGAGTAATGAAAGGTCCTCATAAATCGCATGTAGCAAACTATTTAATGATGGCAAAAGGTGGGCAGGTTCCAGAGAAAGTACCTGCTTTAGTGAGTCCTGGTGAAATTTACTTAGCACCAGACCATGTAAAAGAAGTTCAACATGGGGCTAATCCACTTAAACTTGGACATAGAATACCCGGTAAAGCAAAAGTTAAAGGGGATTCATTAAAGAACGATACAGTTAAAGCCACTCTTGAAGAAGGTGGCGTCGTATTACCACGACATATTGTAAATAGTATGTCTCCAGATAAAGCAAAGCTTTTTGTATTAAAATCTCTAGCTAAAAAGAAGGCACACCAAAATGGCTAATAAACTTTTGGAAATGAGACACTGGGCTATTCAATCTTCAGATGATAAAGAAGCTCTTTTAAAGCATAAAGATGGGCACGAGATGCGTGTTGCTTTAAAAGCATTGCCTCGTTTGCAGCAAGAGCAAATTAAGAAGATAAGAATGGATTCAGGAGGACAGGTTCCTTCGCCCGCAGAACAGATTGCTAGTGGATTCAATAATGCATGGAAGCTTGGCGTTAGTAAAGCTAAAGGAGGCGAAATAGAGCGAGCTATGCCTTCTCCTGCTCAGGGACCTGCAGCACAAATTTATAAAGATGGTGGGGATGTTGATAGTCCAGACGATATTAGCTATCCGGATAAACCTCAGCATCTTCTTCAACAAGACCAGCAACCTTCTACTGACCAAAGTCATACTATTAATATTTACACCGCTGGCGCGCCTTCTCAACCGCAGCAACCTGCACAACAACCGCCACTACCTTCTCCTCAGATTCCTCAGGACCAATCTGCACAACCATCTCAGCCTGCACAACCTGACCAAGCAGCAGCACAACAGCCCGTAGTAACAGGAGAAGAAGCGCAGTCTGAACAAGTTAAAGCATATGACTCCTACTTACAAGCGCAGCAAGCAAATACTGCTCGTATTCAGAATTATGTAAAAGATATGAAAAGTCATACAGATGACTTTAATAGTTACATACAAAATAATCCAATTAATCCTCTAGCCTACCAAGAAAGCCAATCTGCAGACCAAAAAGAAGGTACTGCTATTGGATTGCTCCTTGGCGGTATGGGTGGCGGAGGGCACGGTAACGTTGCTCTTGATTTCTTAAATAAACAGATAGATAGAAATGTGGATGCGCAGAAAGCTAATGCTCAAAATAGAAATACTGTGTTTGGCGCTTATCAGCATCTTTATGAGGATGACATCGCTGCAACAAACCTTGCTAAAGCATCTTATATTGATTTATTGGATAATAAAATAAAGCGAGCAGCTGTTAGTATTGGAACACCTCAAGCAGGACAGAATGCACAGCAATGGTTACAGCAGTCGGCTGCAGAGAAAGACAGGTTAACACAAGAAGCGGCACAGAGTGTTGCAAATAAACAATCTGGTCAATCACAATTCCCCACTAGTTCTATTTTAAAGCCTGGTGCTAGAGCTGCATTCCCGGCGAGCCAATTAAACCCGCTATTAGAGAAGAACTATCCAGGAATCAGTGCTCAGTATGACCAAGCAGTACAAACAGATAAATCTCTACGACAATTAGGTAATGTGTACGGACAATTAAGTCAAGAAACTAATGCTCTTTCAGGTAGAGTACATAGAATGGGTCAAAAATTGCCAGCATTGACAGGGGGAGCAGGGGCTCTAGTTGGGTCTTTAGTTCCTGGTGTCGGTACAATTGCAGGGGGTGCTGCAGGAGCTGCTCTAGGAGAAGGGGCGCAAGCTTTTACTAATACTGAGGCTAATCGTAGGTATGATGCTGATAAGACAGCTGTTTTAGGATTTGTATCTTCAGCATTAAAAGGTACTAATGTGGGGTCGGGTCAAATACAAGATATTGTTGATAAAACTTCACCTGAGTCGGGAGATGGACCTGAAACTTTACAAAAGAAATATTATGACTTAGTTGAGTTTATTCGCACACATACCAATACTAGCTTATTAGGTGCTGCTCATTTGCTAAATGAGCAATAAAGAGTATAATAAAGTTAGGAGGCACTTATGAATAACTTAACAAAAAGATTATATATTATGTCAGCTTTTCAATCAGGGAAATCTTTTCAAGAAAATTTTAATGCACATAATAATTTAATTGACCATCTCAATGAGCAAGGATTTAATCCTGCTGAGACTATAGGTCAATACCAAGGAACTAGAGAACACTCAATAGCAATGCAGGGAGACTTAAACATGGAGCCCATGGTCGCAAACTTAGCTAAAGAACATAATCAAGAATCTTATTTAATGGTGCATCCTGATAAATCTTCTGAACTAGTTTACAGTAATACGGGTAAAAGACAACCTTTAGGTACTTGGACTTCCGTTGGTAAAAATAAACCTACGGGAGACTATACTTTAATTAATGGTTCATATTACCAAGTTAAATAACCTATTTTTAAAGGAGACTTATGTGGTTGATATTAATAATTTTTACAGTTCTTTTATCTTGGGAATCTTCTACTAAAAGAAACCAAAAAGAGATAAAAAAGATGCAGCAAGAGATTGAAATTCTTAAAGCTAAGGTAGCAAAATAATGCCAACTATTGACCCAGAATCGGGGTATCCTGTTTGTGAGAATCCAGCATGTCCTGGCTTTGGCCATTACAGTCATCCGAATTGTAAGTGCTTCCCACACATGCGAGATGGTGGCCCTGTTCATCTTGCTGTATACCAGGAAGGTGGAGAAGTTGAACCCCAAGAGCCCCTTTCTGACCCGCAAGAAACGGTAGACCATTATGTTGCAAATCACGGCCTATTAAACTTACTCACAAAAGCCGGTCAATCGAACTCCGATAAAAATGTAGAAAACTATATGAATGGGTCAGAGCGTGGCAAGAAGAAGCTTAAATCACATATGGGGAATTTGTTAGGTAATGGGAAACTTAATATTGACCATGATAAAAACTCTGTTGAAGCATTAAGTGACCATTTAAATTCTTTAGACGAAGACCCCTCACCACTACTTAATGTGGGCGGGCAACTGGACCCAGTGCACGCTACCCAAATAGGTGCTACGTCTAGCAATGCTATTGAATATTTAAGAAGTATAAAGCCAATGAGCCAACAACCCAATCCACTAGATGAAATTGCTCCTCCTACTAAAATGGAGGAGGGTAAATATAATCGCCAACTGTCAATAGCACAGAATCCTCTAATGATTCTGCGTCATACTAAAGAGGGCACACTTTATCCTCAAGACCTTACAACTTTGCATTCCTTATATCCTAAACTGGGTAAGTCTTTAACTGACCAAGCCGGCGAAGCATTAATTGAAGCTAAAAGTCGAGATATGCATATTCCTTATAAGCAAAAACAAGCACTTAGCATGCTTTTAGGCACCCCCCTTGATTCAACTCAAACTCCTCAGGCAATACAAGCTATTATGGCCTCCGCAGCACCTCAACAAGCTTCTAGGATGCCTCAACCTTCTAAGAAAGGCAAAGGTAATCAGAAAGCTACCTCTGCTGAATTAAAGCAGTTAAATAAGGTAGATGAGATGTATGAGACTGCTAATGAAGCTCGCATCATAAACCGCAATAAACCCTAGCTACGAGAGACCATCACAGTACTTACAGGAGCGGCTTAGCACCGCTAACTCTTTTTTAGGGCCCGATATGTCTTGCCTGTTTTGTTTCAATATCTTAAAAAATACTAATAAATGCAGTGCTTGTTATACTCATAGGCATCTTTCTCCAAAAATGGCTGATTTACTAGCTATAAAACAATTTTATATTAGTCGCCCAAAAGGCATGGAAGTAGACCATATTCTACCCTTACAAGGTAAGGATGTTTCAGGATTACACACCTTAAACAATTTACAATACCTTACTAAAAGTGATAATGCCTCTAAAGGCAACCGTGTTAAGGTAGGTTACTAAAATTTCGGGCAAGAATCAATATCCCAATACCCTTAATTGGCAAACTACCTCGCCAATAACAAGTTTTTTACCTACAAATAACAATACAGTTAATAAAGGGTCTACTCCTTCTGGTGTTGTTGCTGGTGACATGTCACAGACTATTTATAGCCAAATATTAGATATGTCAAGAATGGATAATATTGGTGCTGAAGTTACTTGGGTTCAAACTAGCGACCCTGGTACTCTTTTTGGTACTATCTCAGTTTTAGTTTCTAATTCAGGTCAATACTTTTACCCACTAGATGTTACATTGGAATCCCCTCTTGGATTTTCTAATGGGTACGTAGTCGGATTTAACCAATTTCCATTTAAATATATAATGTTCCAATACGTGCCATTTTCTGGTACTGGAAATCTATATATTTACATGCAATCAAGGGATTTAAACTAATGTCATCATTTCAGTGGCCAGCTAGTCCTTCAGGAATTGGGCCTGTAAAAGTATTTTTTGCAGTAGACATGTCCGTATCTCAAACTAGCACACTTTTAGATATTAGCAAAGCTAGCCGTGTTGCAGTAAATTTAACATGGTTTGGGTTTTCAGGAGCTGGCAATATACAAATTATTTTGAGTCCAGATGGTAATTTTTTTACTAATTATGGTTCTCCAATTAATGTCACAGTAGGTGATGGGAGTGCTCTTGTAGATTTACAAACAGGTGCTTTTTATATGTATGTTATATATACCCCGACTGCATCCTCATCGGGAGTGCTAGTTACTTATATGTCTGGTAAAGGAGCATAACTATATGTCTAAGCCTAAACTTCCAGCTCCAAGCGCCCCTCCTGGAACCATGGTTATTTTTAGTCCAAATGGGACTTATATAAAAGGGTAAAATGATTTCTAATATTCAAAATATAATTCCTGCTGGTACAGTGATGAATACTACTATAAACAGTAGTGTCGGCCAAGGTGGAATTGTAATTGTCGAAGAATATTATCAATAAGGAAAAATAACAAATGGCTCTGCTTAGAAGTTCAAGAATCGTACCAGAACACTCAATACAGGATGCTTTTAATAAGCAAGCCTATTTGGGTAATTCATTCGTCCTACCTATAGATGTTTCATCGGCAGGCAGCACCAGTGAAGTTCCGGTAGCTTATATAACTAATCCACTTACTAGTAATATTACTTTATTTGTAAATTCTAGAAAGTATGGTGCTGATAATAGTGCCTTCTTTAGATTATATAAAGGACCTACCATTAGTAGCCCTGGTACTCCAACCGCGGCTCTTAATTTACGCACGGCCAGCCCAACAACATCAGCATCTGTAGATTATGTAAGTCCTTCAATATCTTCTAATGGAACTTTGCTATCTGTAATTGTTATCACAGGTGGATATACAATTGACTCGAGTACTTTAATTATTTTAGACCCCGGTGAGACACTTTTAGTTACAATACAGTCCGCATCTACCGATACTAACTATGCATTAGAACTTTCATGGTATGAATTGGGTGTAAATACAAATTTGGGTTAATACCTTATTATGCTAGTTCCTCCTCGCGATGTTAGTATAGTTAATCAGCCTGATGGCAATAACTTACATGTAGTAGTTGATTCTGGTAGTTCTCTGTCTCTTCCGGCGGGGGGTGCTAGTGGTACTGGCGGTACAGGTGGAAACGGTTCTGACGGTATTATTGTAATTGAATGGGTTGAATAATGATTTATGCGCAAATACTAAACGGTGTTGTAGTAAATACTATTGTATTAATAGACCCTACTTTAATCCCACTGTTCTCACAAGGTTATGATTCTTTTGTACAGATTGATAAATTACCTGTTGTGCCGGGGCCTGGATGGTCTTACGATGGTACTAAATTTACTGCACCCGCACCGGTGCAACCTATTTTAGCAACTATTCCCATAAATCAATTATCTGATTGTCAGCCAGTTTTGCAAAATATAGTGAACTCACTTACTAACCAAAATTCAACCTATTTAAGTTCATATGTGCCTGCGGGAGCGCAACTACCTGCAGTTCAAACACAAGTTAAAGTCAACTAATGGATATTGACCAGAAATTAGATAAGCTCGATTCTCATCTAGAACGTATTGATATTACATTGGCTAAGCAATCTGTTGTATTAGAGGACCATGTAAAGCGAACTACCCTTCTTGAGGCGCGCGTCATACCTATTGAAGACCATGTTAAATTCCTACGCAATTTAGGAAAATTTATAGTCTATTTATCCTCTATTAGCGGGTTGCTCATGGTAATCATTAAACTTTTTGGGAAACACTAGTGAAAGCACTACGAGAATTCATAGCACTTGTACTAATAATTTCTATTTTTACAGTAGTTACAGCTAAAGCAGTAGATTCATACCTTTTTTATAAACATGGCAAATCTGTTATAGAATTACTAGCGCCAAATAATAGTGGTGGGGGTACGGGATTTGAACTCAAATTTAAAGGCAAGCAATATACCATGACAAATGGTCATGTGTGTGAACTTGGTGAACAAGAAGGCTATTTAGTTCTCATAAGCCCTTATGCACATATTCGTAAACTACACATATTAGCAAATAGCCCGGACACTGACCTATGTCTTTTGGAGCCTGTCACTGAACTCCCTGCATTAGAACTCGGCGACAGAGATTTTGTTAAACATGACTATGTATCTGTATTAGGACACCCATTACTTGGACCACTGCATGAATCTAAAGGATTTATTGAGACTCATCTTCATTGGATTGATGTAATGAGTTATTTTATTGTAACAAGAGCACAACATGATGCCTGCCTTAAACCCAAGAATAGAATAGAGCATATGTTTTTTGGTATAGTTGAAGTATGTTTAATACACGTACAATCGCAACTTACCTCAGCACTTATAGAACCCGG